CCCCCGGAAGAAGCGCATGGTCCTGATCAAAAAAGAAATGGTGACGAAGGAACCGGACAAGCTCCAGGAGATTATTGAAGCCCAATGGCCCGCCAGTGCATGGTTGCTCGAACACCGGTTCCCGAAGGAATGGGCATTGAGGATTCCAGAAGGCAGGGATGAAGAAGAGAAGGCGGGAAGGTTGGGCGAGCTGATCACGGCTCTGCGGATGGGTCAGGAAGATCCAGTACCGGAGAAGCCGGAAGACGAAACCTAGATGGCCACTCCAGCCAAATCCGAAGCACCTCCGATCAAGATGCGAAGGTTCGGCCCGCGTGCCGCCGAGTTCGCCTACCGCGCACCCGCGCAAGATGCGCGAATCAATCTGGTGGTTGGGGCGGTGCGGTCGGCCAAGACCTGGGCCAGCTTCCCCAAGATTCTCCAGCTATGCCAATATGACGTGGGTGGGCTCAGGCTGCTAACCGGGGTTACCAAGCAGACCGTGTACGATAATATTCTGCGGGACCTGTTCGAGCTCGCGGACCTGGCGGGCTCGGGCAACTACAGCTACAATCGCCAGACCGGCGATTTGAGATTGTTTGACGCGGAGTGGGTTGTGATCGGGGCCAAGGACGAAGGATCGGAGAAGTTCCTGCGTGGCAAGACGGTGGGGATCGCGGTATGCGACGAAGTAACGCTGATGCCCCGCAGCTTCTTCATGATGCTCCTGAGCCGTATGAGCCCCGATGGCGCGCGTCTTTACGGCACCACCAACACGGACTCACCCGAACATTTCGTCAAGAGGGAGGTGATCGACAACCTGGCCGTCGAGGGAAGCGACAAGGGCTATCGCTACGGCCTCGGCCGGGATCTCTGGTTCGAGACCTGGACCATGGACGATAACCCTTCGTTGGGCGAGGATTACAAGCGATTCATTCGTCGCAGTTACGTGGGGATGTTCTACGCCCGCTATATCCTAGGTCAGTGGGTGATGGCCGAAGGGGCGATATATCGTGACTGCATCACCGACAGCACCTGGTATGGGAACGAGGACCGGCCCAAGGGGCTGCTCAACGCCGGCCACGCCGAGCGATGGATCACGGTGGACTACGGGACCGCCAATGCGCTGGCCGCTATCGACGTGTACGACGACGGCACGACAGTATGGTGCGAAAGGGAGTATTACTGGGACAGCCGCGTGCGGGGCAGGCAGAAGACTGACCGAGAATACGCCGACGATTTGATTACGTGGTTGGGGGGCAATCCTCAGAATCCAGACCCGTCGCGCTGGCCCGGAGTGATATTGGACCCGTCGGCGGCAAGTTTCAAGGCGGAGTTGTTGGGGCGGGGGTTTTTCGTTCAGAATGCCAAGAACAATGTGGCCGATGGCATCAGGCGTGTATCGACCATGCTGTCGCGGAACAGGCTGCGGTTTAATCGCGCCAATTGCCCCGAATGCTTCAAGTACATGCAAAGCTACATATGGGATGATCGACGAGTCGCGGCGGGAGAGGACAAGCCGAAAAAAGTTGGAGATCATCTTCCAGACGCGGCCCGCTATTACACGGAAACCAGAATAGGCGACTGGAGACTTTCGTTCTGATGTTCCTCCCCGCGTGGAAAAGGCTGGTGGCGATGTATGGTAAGGCCATGGCCCAGTTGCTCTCTGCTCAGAACTACGATAGCCCTGAGTTTATGGTTGCGGCCGAACAGTTGGCGCGCCGGATGGCCGAATGGGTAGAGGCTTTGAATGTGAAGGGTTGGAGGCAGGCCGCGTTTCAGGCCGGACGCGGCGGGGAACTGTACCGCGCACTCCAGCATGAGATCAGGACTGCCGGGTTGCGTCCCGAGCTGGACCAGATCGCCCGCCGCAACGCGGACCTTATCCGTTCGGTTCCGGAGGACGTGGCGCAGTCCATTACCCACATGTCCCGCACGATGCAGGAAGCGGGCAGCAGGCCCGAGGCTATTGCGCGGGAGATCAGGCGCAGGGCACCAGAGCTAACTAAGTCCAAGATCAAGATGATTGCCCATACGGAAATAGGGCGGGCTGAGACTGATCTGTCCAGGGCGCGGTCACTGAACCTGGGATTGGAATGGTATATCTGGTCTACTTCGCGGGACTCGCGCGTACGGCCTTCTCACCGATTTATGGATGGGGTGTTGGTGAACTGGAACGACCCGCCGTCGCCCGAAGAATTGATAGGTGAGAAGTCAACTTTAGGCCACTACCACAGTTCGTGTTGCCCGTGGTGCCGGTGCAGCAGCTTGTCTGTTGCGGACCTAGCCCAGGTCCAATTTCCAGCGAGGATCTACCGCACTGGCAAGGTAATCAGGATGTCTCGCAAGGACTTCTCCCGCATCGCGGGATTGGAAAGGGCGGCGTAATAACCGATGGCTGGCCCCCACGTTATCGAATTCCCGCAAGGCAATAACTGCCGCATACGGCGCACGTTCCGCTCTCCGCAGTCGTTGGGTTTGAGCACGGACGCGGCCAAGGCCAGTACCAGCGGGGCGCAGGCGTTCGACTTTTTCACCAATGCGGCAGCGCGCATGGGCTGGGGTACGCCGAACCTAGCCGAGGGCGCGGACTACACGATGGTCCGGCTCTCATATGACTACTGGCTGCTTATTACGCTCTACCGCAACCATTGGGTTTCGCGCCGCATCGTTGATCTTCCTGCGAGGGACATGGTAAGGGCTTGGCCTAAGCTGACTAGCGATCTGGAGCCTAAGGACCTTACGCGGCTGGATCGCGCGCTCCGCACCACGCGGTCGAAGGTCCAGATCCTGCAGGCACTTAAGATGTCCCGGCTATTCGGCGGCGCGGGTTGCCTGATCGTGATTGATGGGCACGAGAACCGTTTGGATGAGCCGTTGGACCTGGAGGATGTGGAGCTGAATTCTTTCAAGGGCCTGCTGCCATTCGAGCGCTGGACCGGCATCATGCCGGACGCTGAGTTGGAGACCGATATCACCAAGCCCCGCGAGTTCAACCTACCCAAGTCCTATACCGTGGGAGCGGCCGGCGGCGATAGGTTCCATGTCCACGCGAGCCGTATTCTGCGGTTCCTTGGCCCGATGGTGCCGGATCCCGAGTACGCCGCCCAGATGTATTGGGGCATCAGCGCATTGGAGCCCGCCTACGAGGAGATCCGCAAGCGGGACAACATGAGCTGGAACATTTTGAGTCTGACGTTCCGCGCCCAGCTAATCGGAATGAAATGGCCCGAGTTGGCCCAGATGCTATCGGGCGTGGGCATGAGCCAGAACGCCGCCAAGGCTTTCTACCAGCGCATGGAGGCGGTCAACCATTTGATGTCCAACCAATCGCTCATGATGCTGCCCGAGAACGGCGATATGTCGAGCGTCAATTACACCTTCTCGGGGTTGGCCGATGTGTACCAGCAATTCCAGTTGGATATCGCGGGCGCGGCGGAGATTACGGTTACGCGGTTATTCGGCCGTACTATCACCGGGCTGGGCCAGTCGAACGATGCCGAGGAGAAGCTGTACGAGGAGAGGATTGCTACCGACCAATCCGATAACCTTGAGCCCCAACTGGAGAAGCTATACGCGGTTCTGTGCCAGTCGGAATTGGGTGAGGTTCCCCAAGACTTGGATTTCAACTTCCCGTCGATACGCGTCATGAGTGAGCAGGAGAGGGCGGACGCCGCTTCGAAGGTATCGGCCAACATCGTGGCGCTAGTCAACGCGAGCGTGATCGACCGCCCCATGGCGCTCAAGGAGCTGAAGCAATCGAGCGACGCCACCAACTTCGGCACCAACATCACGGACGAGGACATCGAGAAGGCCGCCGACGACGAGGCGATGGGCTTGGGTATCCCGCAGGAAGGCGGGACAGGAAATCCCAAGGTACCAGGGCAGGAATCCGAAGGGGGAGCTGAGCCCGATATGGATGGGTTGCGGGACGTAGCGCGCGCCATGGATAGCGCACGGGTCAGCCGAACCAAGCCGGCGGTTGAACGGTTGCGCTTCGCCGGCTTCCCTGTCGCGGTCGAGTACCCCAAGAGGGCACGCCGCACGCTGCGGAACCAGGACGGCGCGGTGGTGTACGACCGCCGCATGGCAAACCCTTATGGCTACCTGGAGAACACGCGGGGCAAGGATGGTGACGAGGTGGACGTGATCCTGGGACCGCTGGAGGACTCCGCCACGGTATGGGTAGCGGACATGCGCGACCTGGGGCCGGACGTGGACTTCCGCGAGGATGAGGACAAGGTGCTGTTGGGGTTCGTGGACGAGAGTCAGGCGCGGCAGGCGTTCCTCTCCATGTACCCACCCGAGTTTCTGCGCGGCATGAACGAGATGTCGTCGGAGGAGTTTGGCCGGTGGCTGATGGAATATAAGGTGGCACCGGACGGGAAAGGGTTCTTCCGGCGCGCGCTAGATTGGCTGCGGGACGAATTCAGGGAAGAGGAGCATCCTCGTGGTAAGGGAGAGAAGGGCGGGCAGTTTGTGGCGAAGGGACAGCAAGGCACCGCGTCCGCCGAACCCGAAGAGGAAGTCGTGTTCGAGGTCAGCGACCGCGTCCGCCGCGCTATCGAGAATCAGAATGTGGCGCGGGCCGGGGAGCAGCGGCTGGCCGACGACCAGGAGCGCAAGCTGAGCGCCGCCGTGGGGCTGCCCCGCACCGCGAATAACAGCGCATTCGATCTGCGGTCGGATGACTGCGGGGTCGAGTGCAAAACTTTTATCTCCGGGAAAAATTCCAAGGTCACGATGTCAAAAGCGGCATTGGGCCGCAAGCTGGCGGAGGCCGAGGCCGAAGGGCTCCGCACCTACACCGTCGTGGCGGACATGCGCGGGGGACGTTCGGCGGCGCGCTACTACGTCCGCGAAGGGCTGGGGAGCTTTCGCCTGGCTTCGATGCAGCCCGCCACGTTGGCCGAGATCCGAAAGATGGTGAGGGCATGAGCGTAGAGCTGGCGAACGAAACGGGCGTGCTGGACCAGGTGGCGTCCAACGGGGGGTTCTCCGATCTGGTCGCGGCATCGAAGGGCAACCGCGTGCTGGAGAAGTTCTTCGGCGTGGGTGCTACCGACTCGGTCGAGGCCGTGCGGGCCGAGCTGCTGCGGCTGGAGGGCGAACCCGACGTTGAGGACACCGCGCGGGCGATGGCCGAGGCCATGAAGGGGCAGGAGCTGGTCTACCTGATTCGCTAAACGGGGCGCTTTAGGGCGTTTGGGCGGGCCGGAAGGCCCTGACCCACCACCCCTACCCCGGCAACACCACCACAGGGCTAGAAATGGGCAAGAAATGGGTATCTACGGGGCATGGAAAGGGGAAAACCGGGCTTTTGTACCCGGCAGGGCGGTTTACCAAGCCGCCACGCCCCGCCAGTGCGGAGACGGCACGTTGCGGAGATCAGTAGAATTCGGGCCGGGGGGCGCTCCATATGGATTAATGCCGTGCTGGGCAAGCGGGACGTGACGGACAGGCTCGGATGATTCCCATTACCCAAACCCGCATCGGCCAGGATGGCAATTGCTTCGCGGCTTGTATAGCGTCGATCCTGGAGATCCCGTTGGCGGCCGTGCCGGAATTTAGCGGCGAGGGCTATGAGTTCTTCGACGCCGTGAACGGGTTCCTGGCCCGATATGGCCTGTACTATTACGTGGTGGGGGCCGACGATCCCGATATCGAGCATGTGTTCCGCGGCGGCGATACCTACCATACGGTTGAGGGTATCAGCCCGAGGGGTGGACCTCATGCATGCGTAGGGCTGAATGGGCGTATCGTCCACGACCCCCATCCACAGGACGGCACCGGGCGCGGGCTGAATGTGGTGGAGAACTATGGATTGTTCGGCTCGCGCATGACGACGGGCGTTTACCAGGATTGAAATGCCGGATCGATACTTTCGCCGTCGGATGCACTGTGCCCTTACGGCGAAGCGTTACAAAAAGGGAGAATCTGAATAAAGGGTATTCTACCGGGATAGAAACGCGGAGACAGCGCGTTGTGTTGCGATGAAGTCCCGAGCGGCCGCGATAGACTTTCCAAGCGCTGAATGCGCTCCATTATGCCGCTCATGTCCCTCGCCGAAGTATCTGAGGCCGATGCCACGTTTACGGAGAATATCGCTGCGAAGGATATGGGGTACTTTAACCCCTTTGGGGGTGATGGTTACGGCAACAAATATGTTGGCAGACGCGCCCCGACGATGCTGCGATTTGACGTGAATTTTGTACTTCATCACAGTCATTAGTATATATTATCCGATTCTTCGAAGCAAGGGAGAAATGAGCAAATGGCCTATACTAACTTTACGCCCGCGGCCTACGGGCAATTCATCGCCAGCGCGGTCATGGGTAACGTGGCGCTGCCGGGCGGGGGCGGGGCGACGTTATTGGTTACCAACGCCGGACCGGCGGCGGCTTACGTGGCGCTGGGCGCAAGCACGGTTACGGTAAGCGCGACGACAGGGGTGCTGATTCTGCCTGGGTTCTCGTTGCCGCTGGCCGTGGGCTCCACTACCAATATCGCCGCTATCGCCGCGCCCGGACTTGGGGGCGGAGGCGCGTTCGCTAACTTGAATCTCGTGCAGGGGACCTAAAATGCCGATATCCAAATACTATGGCGGCCATGGTGAGGAAGTGATGCGCGGCATGGTTAAGAGCCAGGGCGAGAAGGCGGGCGAGCGGGAATTCTACGCTACCGCGAATGCCAAGGGGCAGAAGCCTGCTAGGGATGGAATCCTTCACGAGGCTAAAGAGATGTTTTTTCCTACTCCGCCCCCGAATGGTGGATACCCTGTGTCTAGCAGCAAAGAATCTGCTGAAGATGAAGCAGACTTCCGCTCCCGCATGCACCGTGCCTTAGACCGCATGCTTAACCATGCGGGTTATGAATTCCGCGCCACCGCGAACGCTAGGGGGCAGAAGCCTGCTGGGGATGACGAGACTGCGGAGCAAAAGCGCGACGACCGAATGATTATGCACAGTAGTTATCGGCGCGAATCCCCAGAGGAAGAGGAAGGTGAAGGTGCCGCCGAGGATGGAAAGTTTCGTGCACGCATGCACCGCGCCTTGGACTGCGTGCTTGACCATGCAGGGTACGTAGGCGGGCGATCCGGGTCATCCTGAGAGAGACAAGTAAATGCCCATCGATTATTTCGTGTCCAAGCTCTCCGATAACATCGGCGAGACACCCGAGGGTTTCATCATTTGCCGCGATGTATGTGTGGCGAGAACCGGATACCAAACCTATACGGTACGGGATCTTCCTCAAGAATCCGCCCGCGATCTGGGCATCGACCTATCCAACCTTGATGCGTCGATTGACCTGTACCGGCCGCCGGAGGAAGTATTCAGCCCCGCCACCATGGCCAGCTTCGAGGGCAAGTCGCTCACGAACAACCATCCGCCTCCGCAGGAATTTGTCGGGCCGGATAACGTGGAGCGGTATGAGTATGGTCATGTGCAGAACGTCCGCAAGGGCGAGGAGCCGCTGGAGTCCGGCGATTGGCCGCTGGTGGCCGACCTGGTGATCAAGCGCGAGCCGTTGCTATCGGAGGTCAAGAGCGGCCGGCAACGTGAACTGTCGTGCGGGTACGACTATGAGTTGGCCCGTGACGGGAACAAGTTATTGCAGACCAAGATTGTTGGGAACCACGTGGCTGTGGTCCCGAAGGGCCGGGCGGGAGCCGAGGCCCGGATCAACGACGCCGCGCCCGCTACGGATGCAGTGGTGGAAACCTCGGCACCCGTGGCGGCAGCGGAACCTAAGCCGGAATCGAAGGCTCCGCCGGCACCAAAAGTACGAAGGGAGAAACCAATTGTGACGAATCTTTTCAAACACGTCTTTGGATTGGGACTGAAGGCCATGGCGCAGGACGCCGACGCGGACCCCGAGAAGCTGGCAGAGGCCGCTAAAGCGTTCCATGATCCTGATGAGCCCAAGCCTC